TCCAAGTCCCCAACGCGCTCGTAGAACATGCCAGCGTACATCGCATCATAGTCCCCATGCTCGACACCTAGAACACAAATGCCGGTGAAGCCGAGCTTGTCTTTCTCTTCCCAAAATGGATGATGCGGATCGAGTGCCACAAACATGTCAGCCCACGGTGCAAATTTTACAGCGCGGTTGACCGCGATAGTCTTGCAACCTTTGGTAGTCAGCGCCAACTCTTCAGTCATGTCAGGGCCAGCGCCAAGAATAGCGACTGTTTCACCTTGCCAGATACCGTCAGGGTTCCATTTTGTAGTCATCACGCACTCCAAGTAATTATGTAGTCTTGCGACTGAAAATAGCACATCAAGTTGCTGTCGAAGCCGTCCGGCCCCTCGGTGTCGGGCACGATGCTATCACACGTGATACTGTTGACGGTAGCCCGTGTGTATGGCAGTGCCGCGCGCACCAAGGCGAGTATCTGACGCACCTGCACATAGGTTGTCGCCTCGACCGTTATCTGCACACGGTCGGTATTCAACCCGCTTGTCTTTGATACTTGATTAAGTGGCGTGCTCGATATTTGTGACACGGAGATGAGTGGTAGCGCCGTGCCTTGTGGTAATATCCCTGCTTGAATACGTGCGGCAGGAACCTCGGCAGTCAGCCCGGCAGAGTTCGCCAACTTGTATCGCGCTATAGCTACGCCACTCACGATTCGTCTCCTGAGTCTGGAATGTTGATGCCCTGCTCGGTCAGTCTGCCACGTATGTACTCACCTGTCGCAGTTACAGCGTTAGCTGCCTGTGCGTCAAGTGCCGGGCGCATGAATGGTAAGGCGCGACTACCCGTGTGCTCGACACGTTGTTTGAATGTGACGAACTGCCCACCTTCTGCATTGACCCCCGCGATGCGCAGCATCTTGCCCGACTTGGAACTGATCCAGTGACGCGCTGTGCCAAACTCGATGAAGCGTGCGATGAAGTCATGCGCGCCGCTTGTCTTGAGTTTGGAGTACACCATTTTGCCGCGCGAGTTTGTCGATACTTTTAAGCCTTTGGCGAGTACACCAGATTGCTTGACTACATTGGCACGAGCTTGCACACGGACAGGTTTCATGCCCGCGCGCAATGCGCCACGTAAGACATTTTTTTGTAGCTTATCAGGCAAGGTCTGCAACGCTTTGCCGAGGTCGGAAAGTCCCTTCACATGTATGGTATCTGCGGTCATGTCGAGTAAACCTCCACCAGCCACTCCATGTATTCCTTCCGACCAATTTGTGCCGGGCCACCAACAATTTGATAGATACTCGATCCGAGCAACATGCGGCACGATGCGTCGATGTCGCTGCGGTAGCGCATTCTGACACGTGAGCGCATCGTGGCAACCTGCACCACTTGGCGCACCGTCTCAGCCTGTTGGCGCGTCGGTAGCACGTCCCGCATCTCGACCCACACGTGACACACTGGAACCCACGTGATGATCTCTGTGCCATACGATGCGTCCTGTGTGACACTCTTGCGCTCGAACCGAACGCGCGTATCTAGGTTGGTGACTTGGATAGTCATACGCGACCGGTTACACGCTCAGGGTCGAGCAGTCCGTCAACAAACGCTGGCTCGAAGGTTGGCATACCCAACTGTTTGACGAGTTGGTCGCGCTGATCCCACAATGTCTTGATGCGCACCAGCATCCAGTTTTTGATGCAAGCCGGAACGTCATCGGCAGTACCGTAGCCAGCAACGAAGCGTATCTTTACTGCGTTCATCTGCTCACGTGTTGACGGCCACACAACGCCATATGCAGGCTCAATACGTGCCGGGCGTGATACTGAGTCAACGACATATTGATCTGCGGCAAGCGTCTGCGTCACACCGTCAATATCGACATAAGTGATGGCCGACACGGTTTGCAATGGCGGTAGGAAGAAGCGGCGGTCGTGCTCGTGCGGAAAGCTGTTGAAATATGCGTCCACAGTCTGCGTGATGATGTAGCGACGCAACTCTTGCTCCGCATGTTGCCGAGCCGCTTGGATGAGCATAGTTAGCAACGGATCACCCGTAGTGTTGGCAGACGGTGCGCCAACGCCTAGTGCTGAGTCGGCAATGTTGTCCGTGTAGGTCGTTGCAGTGTTGTTTGCAATAGTCTCCAGAAGCAGGTACGTCGAGCCGCCTGCCGCAGTGCGGTATATCTTGCGTGATGTGACAGCCGCGCCGCCGATAGGGATTGCAGATAGCGCGACTTGACCATTCACAGTTTTGTCAGCCACAGTGACCGATGCCGATACTGTTCCGGCTTGTGTCGCCCCCTCAGCGGTCACAAATGTCACGGCGTACCGATGCGCGCCATTGTCCACATTGCCCGCCGCAGGTACGGTGACGAGCGCGCAGGTCAGTGCAGTCGGCGCGGGTTCCTGATTCGCCTCGTCCAGACGGCAATGCATCTCCGCCTCTTGCACCGAGACTGGTTCCGTTGCGGGTGGCGTGACGACGACTCTCATTTTTTGCGACTCGTATTGGTAATTGTCGCCTTGTTCTCAACGACAGGCTGGTCGATACGTTTGAATGAGTCCGCTTCCGCGCAACCCATCAGGTATTCACTCAAGTCCGCAACCTCACCCTCGGTGAACTGTGTGGCAAATCGCCCGTCTTGCGAACCTTTGAATGACTTTAGAATCAAGCATTGTGCCATGATTATTCCTTTGTCGATTGATGCTGTTTGGAGATTGGCGCACTGTGATCGTAGTTCGCCTCAATCTCTGCCGCTGTCGGCAGTGTATCACGTTCTCTGAATGCCAGCGCAAGATGCCCGTCAGCCTCGATGTTGAAGTCGATATCCAAGGTATCGTAGCCGTACAAGCGCGCAGACTTCGGATACATCGAATCCATCAGCGTCGTCGTCTTTGGCAACTTAATATCAATACCACGAGCATACGCCACTCCGAGCCAGAATTCTACACATGCCCGCCCCTTCTCCGCATCATGGCTGTTGGCATACGTGTAGTCCATACCAAAGCAACTTATCTTCGTAGCACCTGTGTGTATTGCCAATGCCAGCGCGTAAGCGGCGGTGTTGTTGAAATAGTCGTGACCGAGGTTGTTGAGCACATCTTCCAGCGGGAACTCGACCAATGCGGGGTAGTCTGGATGCGCGCGGCTTGTAACGACAGGCACTTTGCTCGTCTTGAGCCACTTGGTCATCATCGCGATATTGCTTGCCGGGCGAGCCTCGGAGCGAATCAACTGGATGCGGATGTCGTCCATGTGGAACACCAAGTCGCAAGCGAATACGTCACCAAGCGCGTTGATAGCCCACACCTCATCGCAGAATGCCGACCGTCCGCCGAGGCGTTTAGTTATCTCCAAATACTGATCGAGCGATGGGCCGAGACCAAGGATGACCACATGGCGTTCGTTGCTCTTGCGCGGTTCCGGTATTGCAATACGCTCACACACCGCAATGAGGGTGCGACCATGCACGTTCGGTTCGACTTCTGAGTCTGGGCCGAGTTGCCCGTGCCACTCAACAGGATGCCAGCCACACTCTAGGAGCAGTTCACTAAACTCCAACTTGGTGTAGTGTCGGTAATGGAACGCGGTGGTTGTTCCATCCTCACGTTGCCACGGCACGACCGATTCATTTGGAACACTCGCAACGAGGCGTTGAGCGGCACGTAGCGCCTTCAGCAGTGGTCGGGGGTCTTGGATGTGTTCGATAGTCTCGAACGATACGGCGAGGTCTGCTTGGCCGAGGTCGGGCGGGCAGTTGCCGTCAGCCTTTGTGTACGTTACTTTTGCGCCGTTGTGATAATTGGCGCGCGCATACTCTAACGTCTCGTCGTCAATATCGTAGCCGTGTACGCGAGCCTTGTCGGAAAGAATGAATGACCCATAGCCGATACCGCACGCAAAGTCCAGCACGGTCGTTACGCCGTCTAGCAGTTTGCTACGTACCCACTCATAGCGGGCAGTATGATCGCGTCGAATCTCTGAAATGTCGGATGTGACTTGGCGTTCGCCAGAATTTAAGCTCATTTGATTTATCCCTCACCGGATTAGAAGAAAGCCGAGTTGCACGGCGAAGATGGGGTGAGCCATCGACCTGTTACCGAAACACGCTTACGGATTTGTCGTAGGCGCGTTGTTAGGCTCGAACAGCACGGCAGCTACGCCGACCACGCCAACCGATGTGACACCTGTTTGCACAGCATCAACGGAGACGTAGCGTTTGTTGCCCTTGTAGCCGATACGCTTGGTTACTTCTTTGCCAGTACCCGCCACACGTGCGCCAGCCAACAGGCTTGCGAGTGCTTCAGTGCCGAGCAATGATTCGTCTGCAACGCTGGTCATCGTGCCAGTCACATCACCCTCTTTTACGACCAGAGTAACGATAGTGCCGGTTGTGGTGACAGCGCCGTAGCTAGCAACGAACTCAACGCCACCATAACCTTGACGGTCAACGACCAGTCCTGTTTTGGTTGCATTTGCGCCGATAGCCAGCGGGCTGATTACTGTCTTAGTTCTGCAATTACTGTGAAGATCACGCATGATAAAACTCCTTGTTCAGTGAAACATCCGGTGAAGCTCGCACCGGCACGAGTGCTACTACCGTTCAGCTTGTCAAGCTGTTTTGTGGCGAATTACGACGTACTCATCTTCAACCACTTGATCGCCTCGAACTGGGTGACGCCTGCGGAGAAGCGACGACGGAAGTTGAACTTGGTGACACCCTTGCTCGTGATGTTGTCACGGATCAGAGTTGTGCCAGTGCGATTGACGATGGTGTAGCCGCGTTTGAAGTTACCAAACGCCAGCGACAACGAACCCGCTGCGATGTCTGCCACATTGTCGTCAACCTCAACCGAGTGACCCAAGAAGCGACCACCAAACGCGCCAGCGGTGTCAGGCTGCCACAGGTAGTAGCTACCGGAGCCGTTTTTCATCTGACGCATCGTGCCCAAGGTCTTGTCATTGGTCAGCCACACAGCACCGGGGCGATACTGAGCCTTGAGCGAGTGTTGCAGGTCGATGATTTTGTCCGAAGG